ATCATTAGTCATAAATCGTTCTCCTCGATTAAAGACAATAAAAAAGCCCTCAAGACCTAACTCTTGAAGGCGTTGTACTAGTAAAAATGGTTTAAATTAAATATTGGCGAGTATAAAATGTCCTCCCCAATAAAGCACAGCAATACAAATAACTATCCGTCCGAATACTTCTAGATGGGTTTCCATTATGATTGATATCCTCCTATAGTTTCTTGTAGCAGTTCAATTTTCTTTTGTAGTACTGCTATTTCTTGCTTCTTAGCATAAAGAGCATCATCCCTTTGTTTGATGATCTTTAATAAACTTGCTTCTGCACTATTACCACTATCTGGTAATAGACTTCTAACGGCTGGTACGAGTCTCATAAACCTCTCTCCATTACGTAATAGATTTGTAAAGTTAATCATGTGGCCTCCTTTAGGTTAATAATCGGCGTTAGATGGTGCCGGTTCTTCTTTTTCAGGTACTGCCATTATATCGTCTAGATCCTCTCTGATATATGGCTTTAATTCGTGTTCTTGTATATACTCTTCTGCTTCATGTTTTGAATCAAACCTGATAGCGTGTCCTTCTTCATCTGCCATTACTGCTCGACAGTAGTTAACTGGAATATTTTGAACTAGAACCCATTTCATGTTACCCCCTCGTTTCACGTGAAACATTTTTCATACGTTTTACTCCTTCTATCTTTACACAACCAAAGCTGGTTTTAATGATTGTACCGATAGCCATAGCCCGTCTTTGTTCGCTGACGCAAACAGTCTTATTAGAGTACGTGCCTAGGATATCTACAGTAGCCACGTGATACGGTTGGCTAAATACAATCATTAATAAAACCCACATCTAGTTATCCTCTGGATCATGCTTATCCATACCTTCCTGTATTCGTATTATTTTATCATTCTTTGAATCTAAAGACATATTTAACGAATCATTTAATTCTATTTGTTCCTTCTCTTCTCTATCTGCCCATGCATCTAATTTCGCATCTTCTTCAATTTGCTCAATGTTTACAAGATAAACCTTGTATCCATCTTTGAATAGAAACTCTTTTACATACTCTCTTTTGAATACAACAAGCTCATCATCTAACTCTTCACAAAAGAGATTTTCATCTCCCAGTTCAGTTGTACCTGGCACTCGTTTTGTACCATTCCAAGCAGTAACTCGTTTAATTATTTGTCTCCATATCTCCATCTTAGCTCTCCTTTTAAAGTCACTATCTCACCATCTTACCTTTAAAAACAGAACAAAACAGCATTAGCCAGGACAGTCTCCCAAGCTACGCTGTTTGTCCTGCTTTAAGATTAAAGTACAAATGCTAATACAACAAATACATACATTAGTGCTCCGAACAATATGAAATCAGGTAGTTCTTTCATACTAGCTTACCTCCTTTAGTCTGTCTTAGCTTAAATTTGGTTCGAAGAATTGATCTTCTTGAAGTACTATTACTGGTTTGTAACCTTATGTCTCTTCGTTTCTTGTTACGCTTGGTACGGGTTGCAAGTAACTTTTTATGTTTAACTGCTTTCATTGTTTATTTTCCTTTCTTCTATATAAAGGAACCTTCCAAGGCCACCATCCCCATTCCCTTCGGGAAATATACTCCTCGCATATTATCCATACTCCTAGGCATGGTACAAATCCAAGCATAAACCACCATATATATGTTTCCATTATGCCTCCAGTATTAAGGGTTTTAACTTCATATCCTCTTTAGTTACAGGCTTTGGCCTATAAAACTCATCAATTGGTAAATCACCCCATTCTTTTGGGATTGAACGTGGCGCTGTTCTCTCTATGTTCTTTAACCGTTCATACTCATTATTTACAAATAAGACTCTTCTCCAATCTGGTTTAGGATCTACGCCTGGAATACTATTGAAGTAGTTAAAATACTCATGCTCTATAGCCTCAGGATATGACATACCTGATTTAAACCAGCTTCTTAGAAATACTATTCCTCCTATCAAGCCACATAAAGCTATTATTCCTACTAATGTATATATAACAGTCATCACCATCTTATACCCCTTGTTTAAATGAATAAAGTTTTGCTTGCAAAACTAACCATCTAACCTTTAAAAAAAAGCACAACACACTGACGGGCTTGCACCCGCCAGCATGCTGATTAAACAATTGCTTTTACTAGGAGCGTTTTCTCCTAGCTAACATCTCTTTACGCACATCAGCGTTAACAGGTGCCATTGCTGTACCCGTATCTACACCAATCTGCCACTCTTTCAGGATGTCTTTCTCGTCCTTATGAGTTAACTTGATACCACCGTTATTGATGATACCCATAACTTTCTTAATTTCCTTCTTACTCTTTTTACCGCTTTTAACCACATATTTCACAAACGAGCGGTAAACAGAAAGACCATTTCCTCTGGACTCACCAAAGGATGTTTTCTTACTGAAACCCAAAGTCTCAACATACTCGGTGTCGCAAACTTCAGCAGTCTCAGGGTCAACTGCTACATCTCGATGCGGGCGAAACGTGTACTTCCCTTTGTCGCCCAAATTGTAAACTTGCTCAGGTCCGTTATCAAACACGTTAACCCTCGCATTACCATCCTGTACCAGAAACGGTGCTGGTATCTGTGCTACTTCGCTATTACTAGCCATGGCTTTTCTCCTTAAGTAGGAGTTAGTAATATAAAAGAGATTCGTCACTAGACAAACCCCCAATATGTGGAACAATGTTTTGAAGTACGAACGAAGAAGGGTGTGGAAAGTAGGTCTCGCATCGCACTCTCTTACAGTGTGGTTTGTGTGTGCCTTTAGGAAAAAAGGGGAAGGGCCCCTGATTTCTCAGGGACCCAAGGACTACAAGGAAGGATTTACATACCGAGGATTTCATCAACAATCTTAGTGGCTTCGTCATAACCGCCAGCATAAGCTTGCTTCTGTTGCTCGATATTGTTACCGGACGTTAAGGCAATCGTGACTTGACCTTCGATTACCTTACGGTTTACACACCATAGGGTACGGTGCGTGACTTCCATGCCCATACTAGCGGCTTGGAAAGTACGGGATACACCAGAGCCGATAGAGTCTATTGGACCCTCTGCGGTAGGTGCAGGAGCTACAGGTACTACAGGTTGCTTTGCCATGATGATGTCTCCTTCTAGAAAGGATTAGTATTAACTACTAAAACAACCCCATATGCGGAGCACGGTTCTATGTGTCAGGAAAAGATAGTTATCTTGAATAGAGGGGGGGAGGGTTTCGCCTCTAGCTTTACAGCTAGTTAGTATTGCACTCGTACCTAAAAATAAAAAATTGCCAATGGCGCTAAACCATCTTAATAAAATAAGCTATTATATAATAGTGTCATATGAAAGTAGTAAACCATATAGATTAAGCGATAGGAGGCCGACAGACGGAGCAGGCCGCAGGCCGTGCGAAGTCTGGAGGACTCTTCTTATTCTTATAGGAGAGGTAGACCTTTAGATATAAGTAGTTACAAATAGTTTATTCTCATATCTGAGATTAAACAGGGTGTTTTAATCTCTAATGTGAGATTAAACTGAAGTTAAGTGTTGCATTATGTCGTTTTTTAGGTAATATCTTCTGTATGGATAGATATAAAAATGACCATTACAAACATAGAAACTTCATCTACGTAATTGAGAAAAAGACTGCAAGCGGGAAGTGGACGTTGGAGTGGGACTTTGGGGCCTACCTGACCTATGACGTAGCCGAGCAGGTAATGAAGGATTTTGAGAAGTACACTAAACACCCGGAGGATTATAGGTTAACTATGTATATAAGCGAGAAACCACACGATGTTTAATAAATTTCAATTGGGCACGGCGCCCGCTACACTTTTAGCTAATAATAAATTATCGAGTGATGCGGCATTGGTATTACTGAAAATGATGTATAAAATTAATAGGGTGAATATGGTGATAGGGACTCCTAAGACTATATGTGATAAGTCCGGCATGACACTGCATGACTTCCATCGTGGATTGAGGGCCCTGAAGAAGTCTGATTTTATTAGGAAATACACTAAGAAAGAGTATATGCTTAATCCAGATGTTATGTTTAACGGGAATGACAAGCAGTATTTTATAGTTAAGCACATGTGGGAAACCCAAACGAGTCGGGGACTTCGAAATAAATGAAGAGATTTAGTCTTGTTTTAGTAAAACCCTCTCGTTATGATGATAATGGCTATATACTTCAATGGTTTATGTCGTCTATGCCTTCTAATTCATTAGCGTGTATTCATGGTTTAGCTACTGAGTGTGCTAAAGAACAGATACTGGGCGGAGATGTACAACTGGATATTCATGTTTTTGATGAAGTAAACACTCATATCAGCACAGAAAAGATCGCTTCTTTGATAGAAAGTGCAGATGATGGAATGTTGATGCTTGTAGGTGTACAAACAAACCAATTTCCCCGTGCATTGGATATTGCTAAACCATTACGTTCAAAGGGAATTAAAGTTGTTATAGGCGGATTTCACGTATCTGGGATGATATCTATGGATATAGAATACGACTCTTATATGCGAACAGCTGCAGATATAGGTGTTTCTTTCTTTGCAGGCGAAGCTGAGGGAAGATTTGATCAAGTTATAATTGATGCATCAAATAATCAAATTAAACCTGTTTATAATTTTTTAGATAATTTGCCGGATATTGGAAATACTGCAATACCTTTTTTACCGATAGAAAATGTTTTTAAAACATCAGGTTTTATGACAAGTTTTGATACAGGAAGAGGCTGCCCGTTTACTTGTTCATTTTGCACTATTATAACTGTACAGGGACAAACTTCACGTTACCGCTCAGTTAGTAGTATTGAAAGTATTATACGTCTTAACGTAAAAAAGGGTTTAAGCTTATTTTTAATTTCTGATGATAATTTCGCTCGTAATAAAAACTGGGAGGCCATTCTAGATAAATTTATCGAACTACGTGAAGTTGATAATTTAAAGATTAATTTTCGTATGCAAGTAGATGCTCTTTGCCACAATCTACCTGGTTTTATTGAAAAAGCCGGAAGAGCTGGAGTTACGATGGTTTTTGTCGGATTAGAGAATATTAATTCAGATAATCTAATATCTGTAAATAAAGTGCAAAATAAATTTAGTAGCTATCGTAAAATGCTACTTGCATGGAAAAACGCGGGAGTAATCACTTATTGTGGGTATATTCTGGGATTTCCTACTGATACTCAAGAATCTATATTACGTGATATAGAGATAATAAAAAAAGAATTACCTCTAGATTTATTGGAGTTCACTTATTTAGCTCCTCTTCCTGGAGCAGAAAATTATAAACAATTCTGTACCGATAAGTCTATTATAAACAAAGACTTGAATGCGTATGACCTAACTCATTTAGTTATATCGCACCCAAATATTTCAAATAAAACTGCAGAAAAAACCTTTTACATGGCGTGGGCTGCTTATTTTTCATATAGTCATATCAAGACTATTATAAAAAGATCAATAGGAACAAGTATTAATAGCACTAAATTAATGTATCAACTTGCGTGGGATAAAGGATGTACTAGTATTGAGAAAGTTCATCCAGCTGAAGGAGGGTTTCTTAGATATAAAGTACGTAGAAATAGGCGTTCAATTTTACCAATTGAATCCCCTTTTATTTTTTATCCTAGATATTTTTTAGAAACTATTTATAAACAATGCCGTTGGGCTTTACTTGTTTTAAAAATACGACTAATTGGAATAAAGGCATTAAATGACTATTAAAACATATTTAACTGGATGGTGGCCCTTATTTCTTAGTTTAATAGCAACGTTGTTTATTAAACCTCCTTCGGTTCATCATATTTATCAAGCTGCATTATGGAAAATGCAGAAAAGAAAAAGTGCCTTAGTTTATCTTCGTTTTACACGATGGAGAAAACATGAGTAAGTACATAAATCTAGAAACGGCAGGTGAAGGTACCTTATCCAGGACAGCATGCGCCCTACTGCTGCCGTTAACTCTATTATCTAATAAAAACAATGAGATAGACAAAAAGGCGTTTATTAAGGCAGTTAACTGGATTAAGGACTACAGGACCTGGAATAAGTATTGGGCTGAATTAGTAAACAAAAGTGTGCTAATACAAGTAAATAGGGACATATGGATGGTATCCCCCCATGAATGCTATTCAGATGGAATATCACATAACGACTTAATTAACAAATGGAACGAGGTTCGTAATGCAACTAACTAATCTAAAAGATGTTGATACTAGTCTGGAAACAACAGATCATTTAACTAAGGAGCAGCTAGCCGGGGCAGTACCCGATAAACGATTTAGGAGACACATAACTGACGAGGTTGTTGCTGTTATTAACTCAGAGCCCGATTCTGAACTAAGACGAGTATTTAGAGATAATACATTAACTTACTCATCTGTGTTATCTACTGGTAAATACTCATTAGCGGCTTATGTAAATGCTATTAAGTTTGTATCTCTTAAATTAATGGGAGATAAGTCCTCTGTTGCTTATAGTAAGGTGTTTCCTGACCGATATCAGAATTTAATAGATAAAGGGGCCTCTGCTTCGTATATAGCAAGTTTTGCTGATAATTACAGTAAAACAGGGCTAATAACCAAGATTATGGAACAGACCATGGTGCCTACGCATATATTGAATGCAGGCGTCTACCAGGAGGCTATTAATGTACAGGCAGAACTAATGCACACAGCTAAATCTGAATTAGTAAGACAAAAAGCAGCTGAAAGTTTAATGAGTAATTTAACAGCTCCTTCAGCAGCTAAAGTAGAAATTGACATTGGTTACAGTAATGACGTGGTAGATGATCTCCGAGCGACTACAAAAGCACTTGCACAACAACAGCTTAAAATGATCTTAAATGGTCAATCTAGTGCTAAAGAGGTAGCACATAGCGAAATAATAGCTAAGAGAGTCGAACCGGTAGAAACAACCTATGAGGTAATTGATGATTAACAATATTCCAAATCTTCAACGTATATTCAATATCTTGCCACAACGTTATCCGTTCTTAATGGTAGATCGTGTAATAAAGGCAGATAAAAAAGAAATGGTTACTTTAAAAAACGTAACTAACAACGAGCCGCATTTTCAGGGGCATTTTCCTGGTAATAATCCTATAATGCCCGGAGTTCTTATTTTAGAAGCTATGATTCAAACAAGTAATCTTCTTGCAGCATATATGACTGAAGACGCGAATATTGAAGAATATATAAGTTATGTCACAACTATAGATAAAGTTAAGTTTCGAAAACCCGTAATACCCGGAAATCAATTATATTTAAAAGTATCTCTTCTAAACAAAGTAGGTGCGGCTTGGCGATTTGTTGGTAAAGCAGATGTAAACGGTGTCTTAGTTGCTGAAGCTACATGGATGGGCGTTTTAACTAAAGAACTTAGTAATAAGGAATAATATGTTAGTTAAAAAAACGGTAGATGAATGGCTCAATGATATTGATTATGAAGATGATCCTACGTATGTCCCGAGTGAGTTCGCTTTGGAGTTTGTATCATTCGTTAAATTAGTTAATGGTGAAAAAGGAGAAGAGAATAAGACGCCGGTAATTCACTACCAAATGCTGGATAAAATAGCAGGCAAGAATCAGAACACCGCTAATATGTGCGCGCGGGGACTGGCTAAAACGACTATCTTTGCTGAATACCTGTTTTTATATCTGGCTGTGTATGGATCAATCCCAGGGTTTGGAACAGTAGACTACGCCTTATATCTTTCAGATAGTATTGAAAACGGCGTAAAGAAAATGAGACTTCGTATAGAAAGACGTTGTGACAACAGTGAGTTTTTAAAAAAATATATCAAGGAAACTAGATTCACGGATATTAGATGGTACTTTAAAAATGCTGAAGGTAAGGAATTTGTTGTTACTGGTCATGGAGCAAAGACAGGTGTTCGTGGTACAGTTGAATTAAATACGAGACCGCACCTTGCTGTACTCGATGATCTATTAGGAGATGAAGATGCTAGGTCTGCCACGATTATTGAAAATGTGGAAAATACTGTCTATTCGGCAATTGATTATGCATTACATCCCAATAAGAGGAAAGTTATTTGGTCTGGGACTCCGTTCAATGCTAAGGACCCCCTATATAAAGCGATTGAGTCGGGTGTTTGGTATGTTAACGTATACCCGGTTTGTGAAGTGTTCCCGTGCTCGCGTGAAGAGTTTAAAGGCGCTTGGGAAGATAGATTTAGCTATGATTACGTAAATAA